GAACAGCGGGTTAGGGACATCGCATGGGAAATTGAGCAAAACGCTGTAGATGTTACCATTTACCGTACACAGCGAGTATTGAGTAAAGGACATTACACCGAAACGACCACGGAAGTAGGAACATATAGAGTGCGTATATTCTTGAATGATAGGTATGGTCCAGCAAAATTGATTGATGAAGGAGGGAGGGCATTGCGAAGTGTAACATGGTCAATGCTTTGTGATGCTTCCGCAGATGTAAAGGCTGGTGCAAATGTTGTGGATGTGGTAGATGTACCTATGCTGGGGAAGTTAAAAGTAGTTAACGTTATCCCGTTAAGTGTACAGGGTGAAGTGGTAGGATACCAAGTGCAGTTGCAGGGGATGGATGAATGATAAAAGTTGCCCAAGGTTTCAGTGATAAAAGTAAATATAAGTTTCAGCAGATTTATGCGTTAATGGACACGGTATACCGACCAAGGACAGAAGGGTACATGAAAGCAGACAAGCCGTGGACTACACGAACAGTTTTGGCTGTAGCAGGGTTGCATTCCAGAATAGAGAAGAGCGAAACCGAAATAAAACTCATACTTGGGCATGGCGTAAGTTATGGCGTTTACCTTGAGCGTGGGCATAAGGTAAAAACTAAAGGCGGTAAGGTAAAAGAGGTTAAGCCGTATGCGATACGTAAGCCGACGTTAGACAAGTTCTATCCAGATATATGCGAGCGTATAAGGGAGCTGTGGAGCATGTGAGAGACGAAATAAGGAAGTTACTTGTAGAAAAAGTTGCATTAGTTGGTGAAAGGGTATACGAGCCATATGTTCCTTCATTGCAAATAGAAAAGCCTTATCTTGTAGTTAAGGAAGGTTCACGGGAAGTACCAAACGATTGGGCTGGGTATACGACTACCGTTGAAGTGTGGATATTTGAAAACTTTGAGACATTTGCGGATGTAGATCAGTTGGCGGCGGATGTGATTAGTGTGCTGGACAAACAAATAATCACGGTTAATGATAAGAAGTACTTATTACGTTACCTTGCTACTATAGGTGAGGATTTCTGGGATGAGGAGCTACAAGCATTAGAACGTGGCTTGCAGTTTCAGGTCTTTTCATTGGGTTGGTTGAGTGGTGAGACATACGACCCAGATCCAGTAGCAGCATTACGTACTTGGAGTGAAAGCCGCTGGGTGAAGGTTGAGACAAAGGATGGGAAAATAATCAAAACACCGATATTGCAAACTGACCCAGATACATGGGACCCGTCAGACCAGCGTCCGGGCTTGTATTGGCGAATTGTGGAAGTATCAGCACCATATCATGTAAGTGCATCTATGTAGTGGATGGATTTCACCAGTTATGGGCATGTTGTGGCACCAGATCCGAGTGTCCGTAGAGAATGGATAAGGAAAGTTGTTGAAGCGTTAACAGATGCGACGCGAATAAATGTTAATGATGTTACGGAGTTGTGCGTAGAAGGGATATCAGCTACAATGGATGCAGATCCGTTAACAGTGGGACAAATCAGGTTACGTGGAACAATGGGACTCATGCGTAGTAAAGTAAGTGCGGAAGTATTGAATAACGCTTCCGTTAGTGGTGGGGTGTCATTTACAGTGAAAGTACCCATATTAAACCCTGAAGGGAAAGGAGGTTCGTCGGATTGAGTGCAAAAAAAGAAGTACTAGAAGAAGAGCAGGACACCAAAATAAAACCCGAGCGAAAAGAGGCTGAAGATGTTTATACGCTTAATGATTTGGTAGCGAATGCTGGCATATTTGGAGTGAAGCCCGAAGCAATAATTGGTGCAATGAAAATGGCTGGTAAAGAAGAAGCTACTAAAAAAGAGATAAGTAAGTTTCTGTCGGATTTTTTACGAAAAGAGGTGTAGAGTATGGCAGGAGTAACGTTCACAAGCGGTGAACAAAAAGTACGACCTGGCGTATTTGTCCGAGTGCAAAACATAGGACAGCCAGTAGTCCCTGCATTACCGCAAGGGATTGTGGCTGGGGTAGTAAAAAGTAATTGGGGGCCGATTAACACACCTATTACCATAGCTACAAATGAAGCAATACGAGACGTGTTTGGATCAGGTGAAAGTTTAACGATGCTTACCGAGGCGTTTAGAGGTGGCTGCAAAAAAATTGTAGGTGTGCGTGTTGGTGAAGCAGGAGCTCCAGCTCAGGTTACGTTAACAGATAGTAATACTACTCCAGCGCAAGTGGTAAAAATTACCACGAAATATCCAGGCACAAGGGGTAATAATTTCACGGTAACAATTAGGGATTCATTGACAAATGCGAGTTTAAGAGAGTTCTTGCTTTATGAAGGAGCAACGTTGTTGCTTACCGTACCATTTGCAAAAGGAACAGCATAGCCAGATGCTTTGGTTTCAGCATTGAATAGTTCACAAGCAAATAAATACGTTACAGCTACCAAAATTGCGGCTGGTAATGGAACATTGAAGGCAGTAGCTAATGCGGGTATGACAGGTGGGCTTGACCCTACCACTACCGCAAATGATTATTTGACAGCCCTTACATCACTTGAGGCGATAGATTGGAATGTGCTCGTAGTTGATAGTGAAGACTCTATTTTATTTACTTCAATTCAGGCGTACATAGACCGTGTAAGGAATGCTGGTAAGCGTGTCATGGCAGTGTTAGGACAAAAGACAAATGTAGAGTTAAGCACCAGACTAACATTGGCACGTAGTTTTAACGATCCAGCAATTGTGTTTGTGGTGAATGGGTTCAGTTACGCTGATGGGACAGCGATAGAAGGTTATGAAGCCACAGGGCGAGTAGCTGGGATGATTGCAAGTGCTGATGTAACAGAGAGCCTTACCCATGCTGTAATACAGGGGGCTACAGGTTTGGTAGGTGCTTTGAGTAATACCGATATAGAAAGTGCGCTGAATAGTGGAGCATTGGTGTTTACGTTGAGCTCGCAGAAACAGGTTCAGATTGAGCAAGGCATTAATACGTTTATAACTCCGACGGCTGACCTTGAGATGGGTTGGAGGAAGATAAGAAGAGTAAGGACAAGGGACACGCTGATTGACAGAATTGGTGCGACTTGGGACTTGTTGATTGGGAAGATAAATAATGACGCTAATGGTAGGGCTACATTGATGGCAGCAGCGCAAGGGGTAATAAATGAGATGATTAATGAAGGGGCACTAATTGCTGGTCAGATTTATGAAGACCCGACCAACCCTCCAGAAGGCGATAGCGCATGGTTTATCATACAAGTAGACGATACCGATAGTGCAGAAAAGCTGTACTTGACATTCCAGTTTAGATTTGCTCCAGTATAAAAGGGGGTGAAAGAATATGGCAGATGGCAGATATATATTCCGAGATTGTGTACCTGATGGTGCGATTGACATAGTGAATGTTCGGACAGGGGATATTGTGCAAAGGGCGTGGAGTTTCAGGGTAAATGCTCCAGTAGAATTGCAATCAGCCCTTGATGGAGGAACATTCCAACCTAATCATATTATCCGTGGTTACGATGGTGAGTTGTACGACGGCGACGGTAATTTGCTGGCTGAAGTGAATACATTCCAAGCGCAGATAAACCCGACAAATACCGATTATCAAGCCGCTGGTAATAAACAAGTATGGGCAATACCCCAATCTTATACCGTTACTTTGACATTTACAGAGACAGTAATAAAGGACGCCAAGATACTTAAAAAAGTGTTGGACAGTTTAGCAAAAGGAGCTCCAGATGCAAGATTAAACTTTATGGGGGTATTACACGCACACACATAGGAGGGGTGAGAAGTGAGTAAGGTTGATAAAGAGGAGTTTTTAAGTAAAGAAGATGTCATACTAAGGGATGTAGCTGGCATTCTAAAAGCGATGGATACAATCGTAGAATATGAGACATACCACGTGGTTAGGGATGGGAAGGAGTTATTTTCGTTCCGAGTGCGTGGGTTGACCGATGAAGAAGCCGAGGAGTGCAGGCAAGAAGCTACAAAAACAGTGCGAGATAAAAGACTTGGCAATTTGGCAGTACCGCAGGAGTTTAATGCCGCAAAGTTTAATTCATTGATGATTGTCCAAGCCACGCATCCAGAAGACAGGGCAATGCTTTGGGATAACAAAGAATTGTGGGAGAAAGCTAACGTTCTTGCTGGTTGGCAGCTGGTGGATAAAGTGCTTAAGCGTGGCGAGAAGAATGAAGTTATCGAACTCATAGAGCGTTTGAGTGGGTATAATAGCGAGGAAAACGAGAGCCGAGTTGAAACTTTAAAAAACTAATCAGGGCGGGTGGTGAAGCGACCATTATTCACCACCTGCTCCAAAGATGTGGCATCACTCCAGATGAGTATTGGAGCAAGCCGCCAAAGATACGTGATTTTATGCGTGCAAGTATGTTGGTGGAGTTAGAACAGGAGCAAGAAGAATTAGAGAAGATAAGGGGGAAAGATGGCTAACGAGACCTATAAGGTAGAGCTTTTAATTACCGCACAAGACCAATCAGCACCAGTTATAGAGCAGGCAAATGAGCGGATTAATCGTTTCGCCCAGAATGCCGAGTTAACAAATAAGAAGTTAGCCCGTTCCCTGAATACGACTTATAAGCCGACCATAACAGCGATTGATAATACAGCACCAGCAGTAGCAAGTGCACAATCAGGCTTGAGTAGAATTGCTGGCAAAGTGTGGAGTGTCGTTGTGCATGCAGTTGACCAAGTTACGCCTGTATTTTCGAGCATTTTAAGTGGTGCAAAAAGTTTTGTGAGTAAAATAGGCAGCATTTTGGGTGGAGTAGGAAGGATGATAACATCACCACTTGGAATGCTTGGGATAGCTGGTGCTGGGGCAGGGATGACAGCCCTTATTGCTGGACCGTTAAAACTTGCAGGAGAGATTGAGCAGGCGAGGGTATCGTTTAAGTTTTTCCTTGGGGATGAAGAGTGGGGTAAACGTTTTATAGGCGAGTTGCAAGCACTTGCAGCTATTACACCATTTGAATTTAAAGATGTGCAGGATCTTGCTACCCAGTTGTTACCAGTTTATAAACAGATGTATGGATTAGAGAATGCTACAGCTATGACATTAGATACGTTGCTTAAATTTGCTGA